CGCGCCCGGGTCGTATGCGGCGACGTCGGCCTCCAACTGCTCCCAGCCGGCGACGATGCGCGCGCGCAGCTCCAGGTTAGGCGTGTACCAGCAGTGGCGCTCCTCAACCAGCACCATTTCACCGGTGCTGCGGTCGGCCTCCCACTTGCTGGCCATGAACAGGATGCGCTGGCAACCGGAGACCATGGCCTGCTGCTCCATCTGCACCTGGTAGACCAGCGGCAGATCGGCTCCGGTGCAGCCTCCGAACATGGCCTCGCGCAGCGCGGCGTTCAGGCTCTTGTGCTCGAACGCCGTGTCGGCCATGAACGTCAGGCCGTCAAAGCTGGCCGAGTACTTGCCGCTGGTGCCGACGCACGGGGAAAAGTCATCCTCCGCGATGGCTTCGGCCAGCGGCCGGGCCAGCGCCTCGAACTGGTGGCCGGCGTCAAAGATCCGCTGCGTGGCGGCGTCGACCTCGGCCGTCACGCCAGTGGCGAGCTTTTTGACCAGTTCAGCCCGCGTCATGTACGGGCTGCAGGCCATCATGGCCGGCGCATCGCTGGCGTTGAAGTGCTGGGCGCGGTGCTGGTGCCAGGCCGGCGAGCCTTGCACGAGGGAAACGATTTGCATGGTCATGGTTGCTCCAGTTCAGCCACGCGGGCTTCGAAGATTTCGGTGAGGCGCAGGCGCGCCGCTTCGTCGGTGATGGCTTCCATCAGGCCGCCCAGTTCGTAGAGCTTGTCCAGATCGGTGCACTCCTGCATCGACTTGGAGAGGTCGTCGGGATTGGCTGCAGGCGCCTGCGCGCGCTTCGCTGCCTCGGCGCGCAACTGCTTCTCCTGCTCGGCCGTCACCGTCGCCTTGGAGTTGAGCCAGGCCAGCACATCAACTATGGACTTGCCCTGGGCGATCCCGTCGAGCCACTTCGGCAGGCCTGCGGCCCAGCGGTCGGCAGGCCACTCTGGCGGAGCGGTGTGAACGACCTCAGCGGCGCCCATGTCCTTGGTGACTGGAGGCTGCCCGGCCGCCGCCATGTCCTGCAGCTCCTCGGCCACGGCCATGCCGCGCAGCACATCCGGGAAGACGTCGCGCAGCGCGAAGGCCCGGGCGCGCATCTGACGCATGCGCTTTGGGTACTGCGACCACGGCCCTTGCTTGCCGGCCAGACCCGCGCGCTTGGCGTCCTCCATGCTGAAAGTGCGCACCTGCTCCTGGCCGCCCTTGCGTTTCACGCGGCAGGTCGCGGTCTCGCCGTCGTCGTCTTCGTTCACGTACTCGCAAACCGGGCTGCTCAGCACCAGCGCGATCACTGCGTCACCCCACAGCGCAGGCCGGCCGTTGATTACGGCCAGGTTCTGCAGCGACTGCAGAGGCTTCAGGCCTAGCTCGGCGCCCCACTGCATGGCGATCAGGCAGTTGCCGGGCTTGCCCTTAAAGTCCTTGGGCACCATGTCACTGTCGGCGAGGTAGTTGGAGAAGGTCAGCGCCTGCTCGAAGTTCTGCGGGCTCAGGTCGAAGCCGCCGGCGGGCTTGAGCTGGTGGGCGGGGGGTTGGACGATGGCGTTCATGAATGCCTCAGTAGGTGAATGGGTTGCGGGTCATCAGCAGCGCTGACGCGAGGCTCAGGGCCGTGAGGCCAGAGCAGAGGAGGGCGTAGAAAAGGGGTTTCAAGGCAGCTCCTTCAGACACTCGAGCGTCTTGTTGTCGGCCCAGACCGGCGTGGCGCGCGGCCCGCACACAGCCTGGCCGGCAAACTCGCGGCTGCTGAGCGCCGCGGCGTCCTCGAGGTCAGCCTCGACGCTGGCCTGCGCGGCTATGTGGCCCACGCCCAGCGTGATGAACAGGGCGAGAATCCAGTAGGTGAGCTTCATGCTTGCTTCAGAATGAAAAAAACCGCCTCAGAGGGCGGCTTGTGATTGGTCGATGCGCGGGAACCCAACGACCCAGACCCAGGGGTTTGCGCCCCAGGAGCCCGGCCCGTTGATTGGTTCCCAGAGGCATTCGTACAGCTGCTTGGCAGTAAGGGTCTCGTCGACGTCTGGGATATGGCGCAGGAAGTCGATGCCCTCGGCTTCCGCATCAGCCTCGCTGATATCCTGCAGCCGCTCTACGCGCACGCCTGTGATATCAAGGTCGATACGGCTTGCGGCGCGCGGCATGTGAATCGATGGTGTCCACCGCTTCTTGACGCCCAGCGTGTCGCCGAGCCGGTCGCCCTGCGTGTATGTCGCGGCGTAGTCGGTTTCGATCCAGCCTCCCGACTGGCCGATGATCTTGGCGAACGTCTCGCGCACCCACAGCCGGTCGCCGCGCCCGCCGTAGGGGCAAGAGAACTGCACACTGCCTTCTTCGTCGCCAAAGGTGCTGCCGTTGTAGACCTGGCCGTGTTCGGCCGGATCGGGCACTTCCACCACGTACGACAGGTCTGCAGCTTCGGCAGGCTTGCATAGGCGGCGCGTCTGCGTCTTCGTGCCGGCCAGCAGGGCGCGGACCATCGGTCCGCTGAACAGGATCGGTCTTTCCTTCATGGGGTGCCGCCTTCCTTTGAAGCCACGCTCCACCCGGACTTGCCGGCGTACTTGATCAGCCCACGCTTGCGCAGCGCCTGCAGGCGGCGATCGGTCACGCGGAATGCATCTCTGTCATTTCCACCTTGGGCGCGAACGATGGCCTCGGCGTCTGCGTTCATGTAGGTTGAAAGCTGAGTGAAGTTCGCAGCTTTGCGCTGGATGCGCTCCAGCAGCTTCGCGTCGAAGTTTTTGTAGTCAGCCATAGGAGTTCCTAATATTGCGTCTGCGCTGTACTCGGACTGCGCGGGTTGTTGGCTCAGCAGCTGGCGCACCAGCTCGGGGTTAAGGGGTGGTCGAGGTGCCCGGATATCGAGGGCGCGCATCAGTGGCGCGGCGCCTGGGCGCCCTCGTAGATGTCCATCGCGTACTTGCGCCCGGCGTACTCGGCCAAAGCCTTGTGCACCTGCAGTGCGGCTGTACTTGCCAGCAGTTCCGCGACGGCGTTGTTAGTCGCGTCGTCCTCGCCCATTGCCTCGCAAAGCAGGTCATCGAAGGAGCGGAGGCCATGGGCGGGGACCGAGTCCTTAAACCATTCGCTGGGCTGCTTCAGCGCTCGCATCTGATCGAGGAGGATGATCGGCGCGCATTCTTCAGCCTCGGCCAGCATCGCCTCGTAGGCGTCCTGCGCGGCCTGCATGTAGTCGCCGTGCTCTGCCGCGTCGACTTCCGGATCGGCAGTGATAAACGACAGCGGGTGTCGAGCGTTCATAGAACCTCCAGGAGCAAAAAAGCCAGCTCGAGGCTGGCGAGGTGTGGGTGCAGAGCTGCAGGTGCTCAGCAATGAAAGTGGCGTGGCGACGGGGTGTAGCCGAAGCGAAAAAGCCCGCGCATGGCGGGCTCTATGTGAGGCTTGGTTCTTCAGCCAGCAGCAGAATCAGATCTGAGACTTTTCCGCATCTCTTTCCGCAGGGCTTTTATCCTGCTGCTGCTTGCCGGGAGATGACTGCTGTTGTTGATCGTCTTTTTTTGAAGGAGTTTTAAGGTTTTGGTCAGGTTGCTCTTGATGCGTAGTCATATAACTTCTCTCAGACAGTGGATGACAAGCCATAGTGCTGATTTCCAATGCCCGCGTTGTGTGAATACGTTACCGATAGATCGCCATCACTGAAGCGGGCTGGGCTTGATTCCAGCTGGGAAGCTGCCTTCAGCGCGAGACGCTTACCTGCTTCCCTAGAGCTTTGCACGTCCCTCCGTGCCGCCGCTTCAATGATGGTCCCCGTGCTTTCCGGGGTGTCAGCGCTTGCGCGCAGGGCATTTCTTTTCTTGGCCTCCCTGTTTGCCTCACCGCCGTACAGAACCCAGCGGATGGTTTTCGCGTGGCCCTTCGATGTTCCTGTTGCCTATCCCATCCAGGGGCAGAGCAGTACTGACTAGAGCGACCGACGATCTTTTCTATCCCGCTACCGCCCGCGGTGCCCTGCGTTTACCCAGCCGTGCATGCTGCAAGAGCTCGGGGAGGTCGTTCGATGCCGTGCCACCCATCGCGTGGTGCAAACAACCTGCTGCGCTCCTTGGAGCTGACCCCGCCTCTGTTCCTGTCGGCTGCCGGCTTCGTATCGCTTGCCGGGGGCGTGTCGCGGTTGTTTGCTGCGATGGATGGATTAAACATCATGTTTAATTTGTTGTCAAACAAATTGTTTAAACACTGCGTTGCGTGGCTGAACATGCTTAGAGCACGCGAAAAAAAAGCCACCCGAAGGTGGCTTGGTTCATCTATGAACGTCAGCGCATCGCAAAGGCTGCAACTTCGTCGACAGCTGTCGCGGTTGCATGGTTGACCACCTGAATGCCAAGACGCTCAAGCTCCCTTACCACTTCCATGCCGACTTCATGGCGCGCAACCTCCTCACGAGGAGCAAGTTGCACAGCAAAGAGCTTTTGATTAGGCATTTCGTGGGGATTTGCTCGCTCTAGGCGCCGCATCCGACCAGCCCAGCTATCACCGTGATCTCCAATGGAGAGAGGATCCTTTTGGCTTAGGTTGAGAGCTTTGATGAGCTTGACTGGCTTGTCATCTACCGACTGCACAAAGTGAAATTGTGCATGCAAGTCATTGCTGCCAAGTTGCTCGGCCTTGAAGGGCGATTTCAGTGGCAATTCGTTTAGCAGCGAACGGAGATGATCGTTGATCCTAGTCTCAACGTATTCCTTCGTTGCAAATGAGTGCTCCACGTAGTGACCAAACAATCGATCAAGTTCCGCCTCAGGGTCGGCTGTCAGAACTACCCGCTCTGGGCTGTACTTGATCACGGTCTCACGCGGACGAACGAGCGAAGTAAAAAAGTGACGAAGTCTTTCCGCCGTCTGCGACTCTCGCTCCTTTGTCAGCATGTCTTTGAGGTACTGAAGCTCATCGATAGTTGCATCGATTGCCGATGTATAGTGCCCACGCTCTACGCCTGCGAAAAAGTCCGTAATTCGCTTGTAGCGACGTCGCTGAACCCTGTAGTCTAGGTAGCCTGTCTTAGGGCATGTCAAGACGACGCCAACATTGGCGAACTCTCCAGTTTCAACAAAAGGGGCAAATTGGATGATGGTGTATCTACAGGCAAGAGGCGTCATGGCAACCTCCAAAACTCTTCGCTCTCACATCGAGAGAGAACTGCTTGCGCTCGTACTAAGTCAACTTTAGCCGGCTCCAAGCATTCCGGTGGTAGGAAAAACCACTCAGGAGGCAGATTCTGACAGGCTTTCGAATAGGTCGTTTGTAGTGCTCTGCAAAACAACGTTTGCAGTTGGGCGCTAGATGCCAAGTCCATCGACTTCCATGCATCGCGGCAGATGTGGAACTCAAGAAAAGTCTTTAGGTCAAGCTCTGCGTCAAAGGCAAGGTTGTGGTCAATGACAGCCATTGAATTGGACTCCTGCTCCCAAAGTAGGTTGCTGTTCCAATCGGTTCTGTCGCCGTTGAGGATCCACCAATCGAACGCAAAAAGCCTCTGCTGAAGTTCAACAGGAATTGAGCTGACTTGAGGCGGACCCAGAAGGGTGCATCCCTTTTTTTCAAGCGATCCAAAAGCAATCCCGGTGCCGATGGAGGCCAGAGAAGAGGAGCTTTCGTCAACCAGGTCTTGACTTACATGAAGCAGGCCAAACTTTGGCTGAGGAAGCCCAATTGCTTGCGCGAGCTCGGCGCAGATAAACTCATTGACAAGGCTGGACCGGTTGGTTTTGCCGCTACCTTTGACGTAGTACGTCTGGTCATCGCTTGCTCTGCAGATGAAGGGCTCCTGAGTTCCGCTATCTGCCTTGCGAATGATTTCCATCACTTCAAGCATCATCTTCCTGTGTGTTTACTCGGCGCATTTGATTAAGCAAGAACCTCAAAACACCATCGAATCCGCGCCCACCGAGCAGCCGTTCAGCACGACTTGCGCCATGCCAGGTTGAAGTCCTCGGGCTCCATGCGCCCGTCGCCCTCAAACACCACCATGTTCTCGTTCGCGGCCATGAAGCGGCGGAAGCCGGTGTAGCCCCCAAAGCTGTTCTTGGCGTTCACTTCTCCGCAAAGTCGGCTCTGGTTTCGGAACTCTGCGCTGCCAGGATCCTTCAGGCTCTTTGACACGAAGTCCCTAGCGAGCCGCTGCATCTTGATTTCCTGCATGGCTGCCTCGTTGGCTGCTTTGCGTTCTGGATCGCTGGAGGCTCGTGTGCACTTGGTGACCAAGACCGCCAAACTGATGACCATGAGGGCGGCGACAATAATCCCCGACCAAACTGCCGGAGACTTCGGCGCTGGCTCGGGTGTTGGCGTTGGCTTGTGTGCGGCCGCAGCCGCTGGGGCTGGGGCTGGTGCAGCCTTCGGGATAGGTTTTGGCACAGGCGCAGAATTCCCTGGGAAACCCGGCACACTTGCATCATCCTCGTGAGCTTGCGCTTGCTCTTTGGTGGCGAAGCCTACGCCCTTCGAATACCAAAGGCCGTACCTTCCCTGCTCAACAGCCATGCGGACTCCTATGCGCCAAGAGCCTTCCGAAAAGACAACACCTTGTATAGCTAATCCTCACAGCTTTTTCCCGTTCCAAGCCCAGACCACGCGTCCTACCACGCGAACCTCATGATCGCCGTTGAGCACGTCGACGGTCTTGATGTTGGCGTTGTCACTGCTGACCTCCAGTGAGCCATCCATGCGCATGCGCACACGCTTGATGTACGTCTTGCCATGCACCTCAAGCACATAGACCCCCTCCAAGCTTGAAGGGTCTCGGGCGCCTGCGTCCACGAGCAGCACATCACCGTCACTAAACGACGGCGCCATCGATTCACCATGGGCATGCATGAACCGAAGTTCATGGATGTTGGCGGGTTTGATCTGCTGGTTGATCCAGTGCGAAGAAAGCTTCAGATCTCCGACCACATAGTCGGCGTCCAAAACATCGTTGCCGGGGCCCATGCTGCCTGAGTTGGCTAGCACTGGAATGCGAATAGTGTCGGAGTGCGGACTATGCGCGGGAGGGGGCGCTTCCGCACCCTCGTGCGACATGGCACCTTCCCCTGTTAGAAGCCATGCGGCACGGACCCCAAGGATCTCTTCGGCCTTCATGGCGCCGGATCTGGACACGCCTCGGCTCTCCCAATTTTTTACGGTTTGGGGGGATTCGTTCAAGGCGCGAGCAACAGCGGACTGGCCTGTGATGTCTCTAAGAGTTCTGGCGGCTTCATAAAGCCGTTCGGTGGCGGGATGCATGGATGGATTGTCTGTTTACTAAACAAAACGTTGTTAAACGCATCGTTTGACTTTTGTTTAAACAAAGTGTTTAATGCGTCTATGCACCAAGACGCAGAACTCATTTCCCATGTCGGCGGCGCCACAAAAATGGCTGCGCGCCTTGGCTACGACCTGAAAAAAGGTGGGGTCCAGCGAGTCCACAACTGGACGCTGCGAGGCATTCCGGCTGGAGTGGAGCGCGCCAACCCTTGGATTTCCAAGGTGCGACGCGCGATCCGCCAGCGTTCGCGTGCGGGCGGCGCGCAAGAGCCTGCCGCCGGCGCAACTGTCTAAGGACACTGCAGATGGGTGCCCTTACACATCGCGCTTGCCCAGCGCGGTCGCACGCAGCGCGCGTGCCTCGATCCTACCAATCCATTTCTGCGCCCGCTCGATGGCTGCCAGCACCTGCTCGGGTGTCAGCGCTTCAAGCTTTCGGTGTTGCTGCATTGGTTTTCCCTCTCTCTTTGTTTGTTGTAGCAAGTGTCGGCTTTGCCCGCGCCGGCTGCAACGTCCGTTTTTCGGGAGCCCGGACATGAATTCCCTCGACGCACTGCGACGCATGGTCGCCAACTACCCGGGCGGTCGTCCAGCGCTGGCCGCTCGCCTCGGCAAATCCGATGAGGTGCTGCGCAAGGAGCTCAGCGGCGCATCCACTCACCACAAACTGGGCTTGGCCGACGCCGAAGAGATCGCCACGATGTGCCATGAGGCCGGCAGCCCTGAGGCCCATGCCCTGGGCACGGTGTTCTCATTCAAGGCCGGCCTGCTCACGCTGCCGGTGGTCCACATGGGCGAGGAAAAACTCTGCCTGTCCAAGGCAACGGCACACGCCGTGCACGAGAGCGCTGATGTGCTGCTGGCCGTCACCAAATCGAAGGCCGATGGCAACATCAGCGACAACGACAAGCGCGAGGTGCTGCACGAAATTGGCCATGCCGTGGCGGCCCTGCAGGCTGTTGCCATGGCCTTGAAGGCTGAGCACGCTGCAGACAACGCCGCTCGCGAGGCGTAGCTAATGAACTTCTACGCCTTCCACATTGGCGACTACGCCAGCGCGACACGGCACCTGTCCTGGGAAGAGGACTGCGCCTATCGTCGCCTGCTGGACGTCTACTACACCCGCGAGGAGCCGCTGCCCGATGACCTGCGCGCAGTCTGCCGCCTAGTTGTCGCGTCAACGCCTGAGCAGCGCCAGGCCGTCGAGGTGGTGCTGCATGAGTTCTTCCAGCAGACCGAGGCCGGCTGGATTAGCCCGCGCGCAGACCGAGAGATCGACGCCATGCGCGTCAAGCAGTCGGCGCAGGAAGAAAAGAGCCAGCACGAGAGCGATCGCATGCGCCGCTACCGCGAGCGCCGCGCCGTCATGTTCGAAGCGCTGCGGGCCTACGGCGTCGTGCCGGCCTGGGATGTTTCCATGAAAGAACTGCAACGGCTGCACGACGCAACCTGCAACGCGAAACCGCAAACACCTGAAACGGACCTGCAACGCGAACAGGTCGTTTCTGGTGACGCACCTGCAACGGCTATCTCTACCAATCCCAATCCCATAACCAATACCAATGTAGATACCCCCCTTACCCCCCACGGGGGGCGGGCGGGGTGCGAATCGCTCAACCTCGATCCCGATGACGAGCAGGCGCCCGAAGAGCCGCCAGAGCCGCACGAACTGCCTCGCAATACCCTGGGCAACGGTCACCACCTCGCCAGTGCCGTCTGCCTGCTGGCAAAGCGCATGGGCATTGGCCTGATCAACCCGAGCAACTCGAAGCTGAACGCGCTCCTGAACGCCGGCGTGTCGGTGGGCCAGTTCCAGGAGGCGGTTCAGAAGGCGCTGGATGCCAAAAAAACGTTCAGCTACGCCCTGGCCATCGTGGAGCGCGAGGAGCGCGAGGCCCGTGAGCTGGTGTCGACGCTGCAGAGCAAACCCAGGCCGGCCGCCGGCGCGCAGGCCCCAAACAAACAGCAGGCGCTTGAGGAGCGCAACCGAGCCATCGGCCGCGAAGCCGCGGCAGCAATCCGGGCCCGCGCGGCCCAACAAGGAGAAACCCATGCGAACTGAGCAAGCAGACGCCTTCACGGACCTCCTGACGGACGTCATGGCGTACTACGGCAAAGATGTGTCGACCTTCATGGTGCAGGTCTGGTGGAGTGCATGCGAAAACTTCGAGCTCGAGCAGATCTCGACCGCGCTGCAGCGCCACGCCACCGACCCCGACCGCGGCCAGTTCGCGCCGAAGGTGGCCGACATTGTGAAGGTGCTGGCCGGCACCACCACAGATCGCGCCGCACTGGCCTGGGGCAAGGTGCACGAGGCGATGACCGCGGTGGGCGCGTACACCGACGTCGTGTTCGATGATCCGGCAATCCACGCGGTGATTGAGGACCTGGGTGGCTGGCCGAAGGTGTGCCGCACGGACCTTTCGGAACTGTCCTATACACAGCACCGCTTCCAAGAAGCGCACCGCGCGTACACCGGCCGCGGCCAGTTCGAGTACCAGCGCCGCCTGGCCGGCGACCGCTCGCCAGACTTCGAGTTCACCAGCCGCGGTATCCCATTGCCGCGCCCGGCGTTGGTAGGCGACCAAGCCAAGGCCATTGCAGTGCTGAAGAACGGCAACTGGGCCGGCAAGACGCTGATTTCCACGCTGCCCGAGCAGGCCATGCGCTTGCTGGCGAACTCCCAGCCCCTGGAGATGTGCGCATGACCGCCGCCGTCACCCTCGAAGCCATCAAGGCGCGCTGCACTGAGACAGGCGATTGCTGGATCTGGACCGGCGCCAAGATCCACGGCAAGCCGTACATCGCCACGCTCCGCGCCGGCAAGCGCGTGAACCTGCCAACGCAGAAGCATGCGCTGGAAGCCGCCGGCAAGGCCTCACCATGGGGCGGCCCGGTCAAAGTTCGCTGCAAGAACGACCAGTGCTGCAACCCCGCGCACCTGGTGCAGATCAGCCACAGCTGTGCCTGGCGCTTCATGGGCGGCCCGTTCGCCCAGCTGCTGGCCCTGGGAGGTCGACCATGATTTATTGGCTCCTGGCCATCGCCGGCATCCTCGGCTTCATCGTCGGCGTAGCTGTCGGCTGCAGCTGCATGACTGCGGACATGGAGGGCTACTGATGACTCCCTGGACCATGCTCAGCTTTTCCATTTGGCTTGGCCTCCTGGCCCTGCTTTCGCAAGCCCTCACGCCTTCCCTGCCGCCTTCTGCAACCCGCGAGCAAACCGAGCTGCGGGAGCAGCGCAACCGCATTGAAAAGCAGCGCATCAAGAAGGTCAACGAGATCAACGAGCGCGAGCTGCGCAAGTTCCAACACACGGAGGTCGCATGACTGATCGCCTGACCCTGGCCCTGTGGGAGCCGAACCAGGCTCACCGCGCCATCACCCACGCATGGGACCAAGCCAAGCGCCTGATCGCTGACGGCAAGCGGCTGACGCTCGAGCTGCGGCCCGAGAAGCGCAGCGATGCGCAGAACCGCCGCCTGTGGTCGATGCTGACCGACATCAGCGAGCAGGTGGACTGGCACGGCCATCGCCTTACGACCGAGGAATGGAAAGACGTCTTCAGCGCCGCGCTCAAGCGCACAAAGGTGGTGCCCGGGCTGGATGGCGGCTTCGTCGTCTGCGGGCAGTCCACCAGCAGGATGACCAAGGCCGAGATGGCCGAGCTGCAGACGCTGATGGAAGCCTTTGGCGCCGAGCGTGAAGTGAGATTTGAAGCCTGGGAGGGCGACCGATGATGCAAGTTCTCGAATTCATCTTCAGCAGCTTCTGGGTTTTCCTCGGCTCGCTATTCATCGTCGTGGCCGTGCTTAGCGGGATTGCTGAGATCGTGCGCGCATTCTGGGGGCAGCCTTGACCTTTCGCCGCACCCGCTGCCCACACTGCAAAGGCAAGCTCGACGCCGGCCAGCGTATCCACCCTGGCTGCATCGACGGCTATGCCGAGGCCCAGGCCGCCAAAGCTGACCGCACACGCGCCAAAGCCGAGCGCATGGCCGCCAAGGTCGAGAAGGCCGAGATCCGTCAGCGCAAGGAGGCCGCCAAGCGCATCCCCGACCTGATCAAGGAGGCTCAGGATGCTTTCAACGCCTTCATCCGCGACCGAGACCGTCAGGCCGGCCATGCCTGCATCAGCTCTGGCCGCCCGCTCGACTGGTCGGGCAACCAGGTGGACGCGGGGCACTACCGCAGCACCGGCGCCGCGTCGCACCTGCGCTTCAACGAGGACAACTGCCACGCCCAGTCCAAACACGACAACAAGTTCTTGGCCGGCAATGCCGTGGAGTACCGGGTCCGGCTCATCGCACGCATTGGCCTGGCCCGGGTCGAGGCGCTCGAGGCTGATAACACCCCGGTGAAGTGGACGCGCGATGAGCTCCGCTGGATTCGGGAAACCTACCGCGCCAGAGCAAAAGCATTGAAGAAAACAAACGAGAGGGCCTGACCTTTGAGCCTGCACCGCAAACCGCGCCTCCGTAGCATGGACAGCTACACCCTGCCACTCTTCCCTTGGCTTGTGCCCACGAAATGTCAGTCGGCCCGAGCGCCGGCGCCCACGCCTAAACCGAAGGGCAAAGCGCGCAAGGCCAAGGCCAGCGGGCGCGATCCCCTCCTGACCATTCGCCGCATCAAGGGGCGAGTGGGGCAGGGTGTTCCCCCGGAGGCGGCTGCCGCCCCTGTATCCGTCTTTAGCCTCGCCACAAGCATGTTCACGCTCCGTTCCAAGACCGCGGCAACACCCGCCCCCAAGGCCGGCAAGTACGCATCCCGTGTGCAGCCTACAAAGGGTGTCCTGCGGGTGGAGGGGGCTGCATACCCTGCCCGGTGGACTGCCGAGGACTACCAGCGCGAGGAGCAACGCCGGGCACGCCAGCGTCCACCGCGCCCCACAGCCAAGGCGCGCACCAAGAGCGAGAAGCTGATTGCGCTGCTGGGCACTGAGGAGGTGAAAGGCTGATGGCCAAGGCAAAGGTATTCCAGCTGCGCGGGACTGCAGCCCGACCCATGCCCCCTGCCGGCATGAGCGACGCGCTCAGCACCCAGTTCGCCCCCGCCCCCGAGGTTTTGACCTGGGCGCGTGATCAGTTCATCCGGGACACCGGCACCCTGCACAACCCGGAGCACCAGCACCTGATCGACGCCGACTTCGAGATGCTCTGGACAAACGTGGTCTACGCCAAGGGCGGCAGGATGATCCTCGGCCAGACCGAGCTGGTGATGATCCAAGGGGGAGGATGGAAGCGGGCCCGGCAGGAGCTGCAGATGGAGCAATGGTTCGGGCGCATCCCGAAATTCATCATCACCCTGGATGCCGGCTACTGCGCTCAGTGCACTGACGCCGAGTTCTGCGCCCTGGTCGAGCACGAGCTCTATCACATCGGCCACAAGCCCGACGAGTTCGGCAACCCGGGATTCACGAAGGAGGGTGACCCAAAGCTGTACCTGCGGGGCCACGACGTCGAGGAGTTCGTGGGCGTGGTTCGGCGATACGGGGTCGGCGACCCGGGCGGCGCTATTGCCCGGCTTGCTGCAGCTGCGCGGGGCATGCCTGAGGTTAGCGCCGCCTCCATTGCTTCAGCCTGCGGCACCTGCCTGCAGCGCGCCGCTTGACCGGAGGGCGACGAGTGGCAGTCCTGAAAGATGATGTGAAGCTGGCGATTGTCCAAGCGCTGGCGTGCTTCGACACCCCATCCCAGGTGGTCGACCATGTCAAACAAGAATTCGGCCTTGCGCTGAGCCGCCAGCAGGTTGCCGGCTATGACCCGACCAAGCCTAGCGGCAAGAACCTCAGCAAGAAGCTGCTGGAGGTCTTCAGCCACACGCGCGAGAGGTTCCTGGCCGACGTCAGCACCATCCCCATCTCCCAGCAGTCATACCGCCTGCGGGTGCTGCAGCGCAACCTCGAGCGCGCCGACCAACGGGGCAATGCCGCCATGGTCACCAGCATCCTCGAGCAGGCGGCCAAGGAACTAGGCGGGGCCTTCACCAACCGGCGTGAGCTCACGGGCAAAAACGGCCAGCCCCTGGCTATGGCCACTACCAACGTGACGCCCGAGCAGCTGAAGGAAGTGGTCGAGAGTGTCCAGGCCAAGTTTTAGCCCGGCCGAGCGCCTCGCGGCCGTGGGCTGGGCACGGGAAGACTTGTACAGCTTCTCGCGCTGGATGTTCCTACAGCGCAAGAACTTCGTGTGGCAGCGTGCCCGGCACCACCAGCTGATCTGTGATGCGCTGATGCGGGTCTACCGCGGCGAGTGCAAGCGCCTGGTGATCAACGTGCCCCCGCGGTACTCGAAAACCGAGCTGGCCGTGGTCAACTTCATCGCCTGGTGCTTCGGCAAGGTGCCCGACTGCGAATTCATCCACGCCAGCTACTCGAGCGCGCTGGCCACGAACAACAGCACCAACGTGCGCGGCCTAGTGCAGCACGAGGGCTACCGCGAGATATTCCCCGAGCTGCAGCTGGCCAGCGATGCACAGCACCACTGGAAAACCAGCGAGGGCGGGGTGATGTACGCCACCGGCACCGGCGGCACCATCACTGGCTTCGGTGCCGGGAAGCACCGGGACGGCTTCGGCGGCGCCATCATCATCGATGACCCGCACAAGGCCGACGAGGCGAACTCCGATGTGATCCGCAAGGGCGTGATCGACTGGTTCCAGAACACGCTGGAGAGCCGCAAGAACAGCCCCGAGACGCCGATCATTGTCATCATGCAGCGGCTGCACCAGGAAGACCTGGCCGGCTGGCTGCTGGGTGACCGCGGGGTGGATGGCAAGGGCCCGGCCGTCGCCGGTGGAAATGGCGAGGTGTGGGAAAACCTCTGCCTGTCCGTATGGAACGACGATGGCACGCCGCTATGGCCTGAGAAGCACGATGCCCCGACCCTGGGCCGCATGGAAAAGTCCGCGCCCTACGTATTCGCCGGCCAGTACCGGCAGCTACCGGCCCCACCCGCCGGCGGCACGATCCAGCCCGACATGCTGCAGATCGTGGACGCCATCCCGTACAACGTGGTCGAGTGGTGCCGAGGCTGGGACTTGGGCGCCTCGACCACCGGCGACCACACCGCCGGCGGCAAGGTGGGCCGGCTGAGCGACGGGCGCTACATCATCGCGGACATGAAGCGCGAGCAGTTCGAGACCAACAAGCGGGACGCGCTGATCAAAAACACCGCCACGGCTGACGGGCGCATGCTCAAGCAAAGCCTGCCGCAGGATCCCGGCCAAGCCGGCAAGTCTCAGGTTGCGGCCTTTGCCAAGCTTCTGGCCGGCCACAACGTGCACTTCAGCCCCGAGACCGGCGACAAGGTGACGCGCGCCACGCCCATGGCCAGCCAGATCAATGCCGGCAACGTGCTGATGCTGCGCGGACCATGGAACGACGCGTTTAAGGGCGAGTGCCGCATGTTCCCGTTTGGCAAGTACGATGATCAGGTGGATGCGGCTGCGCGTGGGTTTAATCAGCTGGTGCACCCGCAGGTCGGGATATTCACATAGGTGGCTTATTCGGGGATATCTGGCTCTTGGCCCATCAAGGATGATGGAGTACGGTTCGATAAGGAGCACCCGGAGCGGTTGCTTGCTGAAAACGATGAGCCAGTCATCGAGCTTTGGGTGGAGTTGTAAATAAGTCGGTCGCCAACGATCGTGCCGACATACCTGCCACTGGGAGAGAACACCTTGTCGCCGCGGATTTTCCCGGCAATCTTTCCTGATCGGCTATAGACCAGGGCTCCAGCCACCTGAAGAGGTCGGCCGTTTTTCGTGTAAAGGCTCATGCTGCTCGTCCGAGTTAAGTAAGGATGCGGTGTCGATACTTTAATCCGCAGGTAGCTCCCTAGCATGGGTCATTCCCTAATTGAGGGTTTTGACCGGAGTGCTTATGCGCCATGCTGATTCCGAGGCCAAGAAGGCCGAGCTTGCATCCACTACCCTGTGCATCCTGATTTTGATGCTCGCCATTCCGTGGACAATGTTTTGCGCTGCAGTGGCTGCGCAGGCTCTTTGGGGTTGGTTTATCGCCTCAACCTTTGGACTGCCGGCACTATCGCTCGCGCAGGCGTGTGGACTCTCACTGGCGGTCAAAGCACTGACCGGCTTCCACGCGGATGAATCGAAAAAACGTGAAAAATGGGAGATCGTGGTGCGTGCAGTGCTGGCCCCGCCGTTGGGAATGGGCCTGCTGCTGCTGATCGGCTGGGGCGTGCACCAATTGGCCTAAGCCATGACCGACCTCGTCACCAACTCCTATGAAGTCGCCCGGGCCCGCGCCGAATTCCTCGGCGGCCTTGGCCTCGACGCCAAGCGGCCCACGGCTTGGACCCAATACGGCTATGCCACGCACATCAGCTTCGACATGCTGCTCGCGGCCTACGAGCGCGGCGGCGCTGCTCAAGGTGCTGTGCATAGACTGCTCGATGGTTGCTGGCTGAAGCTGCCGCGCATCAAGAACCCGGCCAGCGATGCGGAGTCGCCCTGGGAAAAGAAGACCGCCCAGGTGCTGCGCAGTATCAATGCCTGGGCCAAGCTGCGAGACTTCGACCGGCGTAACCTGGTCGGGCGCTATGCGGCGCTTATCTACCGGGTGGGCGACAACAAGGCGCTGTCAGAGCCGCTCGAGCGCGCCACGCGCTTGGTCGATCTGATTCCTGTTTACGAGAGCCAGATCAAGGTCACGGCCTGGCACAGCGATGCCACGGCCGAGAACTACGGCACGCCGGCCATGTTCCAGTACCGCCGCATGGCCCTGCCGGGCGTAGACACCCAAGGCCGGCCCGAGGAGTGGGCCGATGTGCACCCCAGCCGTGTGCAGATCCTGGCCGAGGGCTCGGTGGGCGACTTCTTCGAGGGCGTGCCGCTGCTGCGCGCCGGCTTCAATCGGCTGGTGGACCTGGACAAGATCGCCGGCGGCTCGGGCGAGAGCTACCTGAAGAACAGCGCGCGCACCATCGTGTTCAAGTACGACGCAGGGGGCATGCCGCAGGCGATCCCAGGCCCAGACGGCAAGGAGCCGCCCTCGGTGCGAGAAGCTCACGAAACGCAAGCTCGGGCGCTCAACCGCAACACCGATGCATCCATCGTGATGCAGGGCGGCGAGGCCACCACGCTGCAGACCAGCATCAGCGACCCGACAGGTCCGTGGACCATCGCCGCCAATGAGTTCTCCGCCTCGGTGCGCATCCCCTTCACCGTCCTGTTCGGCCAGCAGACCGGGCGCCTGGCCAGCGACGAGGACAAATCGGACTTCGCCAACCGCTGCGCCTCCCGGCAAGAGGTACAGCTGACGCCCATGATTGAGGAGTTGGTGCGGCGCCTGCAGGCCGCCGGCCTCATCGATGCGGGCGAGTTCGAAGTGGAGTGGCCACCGGTCAATGCACCCAGCGAAAAGGACAAGGCCGAGCTGCTGGGCAAGATGACGGCTGCCATGCAGCAGGCATTTCAGGCTGGGCTGACCGAACCGCTGTTCGACGCAAACGAGCTGCGCGCGGTGATGGATTACGAGCAGCGTACCGACGATGGCATGCCAACCGAGGGCGATCCAGAGCGCGAGGAAGTCGATGCTGACCCAGCAGCGGCCGCATAACCCCGCCATCCCGGGCACGTCCCGCGACCGCACCGGCTCCATGACGCTCCTGCGCAAGGCTCTGGCCCAGATCAACCAGCGGTTTGACGGCCTGCGCAAGGATGTGCTGGCCATCTTCGCGGGCATACCGGTCTACGCGCTCAACGACGAGGCCGCGCTGGTCCGCTATGGCATGACGCCCGAGGTCATGGATCAGACCATGCTGGACATTCAGACTGCGCTTGAACGATGGCTGCAGGATGGCCGGCAGGCGCGGTATCTGTTCTGGTGGAATCCCTTTGTCGACCAGGCCGCCCAGCTGGGCACAGCGCAGAGCGCCGTCAACCTGGCGCAACTGTCATCGGTCTACGCCACGGCGCGCAGCCTAGACCAGGTACTCCGCAGCGAGCCGTACCGCGTGCGCGTAGGCCTGGCCCGCATTAAGAGCTATGAGCACTGGACTGGCCTCAAAGGCGAGGCCCAGAGCAGACTGGCCGGGATCATCGGCCGGGCGGTGGCCGATGGCCTGAACCCTCGCGCCGCGGCGAAGCTAATCGCCGAAGGCCTGGACGTCACCAAGTCCAAGGCCAGGCAGTATGCCCAGACCGACATCACCGACACCCTGCGCCAAGCGCGCTGGGCGGAGGCCGAGGCCACCACCGAGGAGCTGGGCATCAAGATCGGCATGCTGTGGACCTCGGCCCTGCTGCCCACCACGCGTCGCACCCACGCCACGCGCAACGGCGGCGTGTATTCGACCGACGAGGTGCGGGCGTTCTACTCGCGGGACGGCAATCGCTACAACTGCCACTGTGGGCAGACCGAGTGCCTGCTGGATGCGAGCGGCCAGCCCATCCTGACTGACCGCCTGAAGAAGACGATGGCAGAGGAACGCTCTGCTTGGCAAAAATCCCACGGCGCATAGCCTCCCTAGCATGGCCTGCATCTCAATGAGGCAAGCCCATGTCCAAGAAACGCGTCCACCTCGTCAGCGCCGTCAACGCGGCAAACATCAGCAAGACCGGCAGCACCTACACCATCCGCGACGTCTGCGGCGCCACTGACGGCATCGTGATGAATGGCCGGTTGTACCCAGCTGACCAGCTCGCCGCCGGCGCGCCCGGGCTCAACGGCAAGCCTGCGCCGGCCGGCCACCCCAAGAACAGTGCGGGCAAGTTCATCAGTGCGGCCAATGGCGAGGCGCTGGCCACTGCCTGGATTGGCGCTTACTGCACCAACGCGCGCCACGAGGGCGGCCGGACGCTGGTCGACGTCATCGTGAATGGCGAGATGGCCCAAGCCTCGCCCAAGGGTAAGACGCTGGTCGAGCGCCTCGATGCAGCCATTGCCGGCACCAATGCCGACGCCATCCATGTCAGCACCGGCTTGAACCTGGTCGAGGTCGTCGCCAATGGCGAGAGCCGCGGCAAGAAGTACACCTCCATCGCCACCAACCTGCAGTACGACCACCTCGCCATCCTGCTGGATCAGCCGGGCGCGGGCACGCCGGAGCAGGGCGTGGGCATGTTCCTGAACTCGGCAGGCGACGAGGCCGAGGTGGAAACGGTCGAGGTCACCAATGCGCCCGAGGATCGCCGCTTCGAAGGCGCGGTGGGCTGGCTGCGCAGCCTGTTCGCCAACAAGGATGTGAGCTTCGACCAGATCACCAGCCAACTGCAGACGCTTCTGGCCGACGGCCAGTGGATCCGCGAGGTCTTCACCTCCTATGTGGTGTGGTCCGACCGCGACGGAAAGATGTGGCGCCAGGGCTATCACAAGGCCGAAAACGGCTCCCTAGCATTGGTCGCGCAACCTGTGGAAGTCATTCGGCAGGTTTCCTATGAACCCGTCACCAACCAGGAAAAGGACGACCAAGTGAAAGAACTCATCATCGCCGCGCTCAATGCAGCCGGCATCAGCGGCGTCGCGGCGATGACCGACGCGCAGCTGCTCAACTCCTTCGAAGCTGTGAAGGCCAAGCCACATATCGACGCGCTCAACGCCGAGAAGGAAAAGCTGGTCGCGGCCAACAGCCAGATTGCCGGCTTCGAGGCCGAAAAGGCCCAGGTGCTGAACGCCGAGCGCGACACGCTTGCGACCGAGCTCGCCGTCAACAGTTCGCTCACGGTCGATGACTTCAAGCTGATGCCGCTGGCCCGCCTGAAAGAGCTCAAGGCCAACAGCAAGGCCGCACCGGTGGTGGTGGGCAACAGCGGTCAGCAAACCGCGGGCGATGAATTCGCCGGCTACGACCTGAACAAACTCTAAGGAGCCGACATGGCGAATCGTATTTTCCGCACCGGCAGCACCACGCCGCGCCCCCGCACCATCACCGACAAGACCGTAGCCGCCGCGCTGCTGCCCGGCACCATCGTGCTCGTGGGCGCCACGCAGCTCACCCAGGCCGCGGCCGTGGGCGGCGGCCGGCTGGCCGTGCTGGGTGACCGCGACTACTACACCTCGCAGGGCATCACGGGCAACACCGACCCGCTGATGACTCCCTACAAGGCGGGCGAGTCCGGCGTGGCTTACCTGCCCAAGCCCGACGACGAGTTCCTGTGCGCCATGGCCGCAGGCACCTACACCTACGGCCAGGAGCTGACCGTGGGCGCCGCTGGCCGCCTGACTGCCGCCTCTGCCGATGCGGTGGTGTTTGCCCACTTCGACCAGCCCGGCAAGACCGTGGCCGCCGGCGAACTGGCCGATGTGGTCATCGCCAATTCCTACACCAAGCCCTAAGAGGTCCAAATGCTGATCTTCACGAACGAACAACAGACCGCCATCATGGCGGCTCGGGCTGGCTTCAACGCCCGCGCCACGGCCATGGCTGCCCGTACCGTCGCCGGCCTGGAAGGCAACTCCCTGGCGATCCCGCTGGACGCCTGGCGTCGCATCGACACGCGCGTACAGCAGATCTCGCGCACGCGCATGCAGATGTTCAACCGCCTGGCCGCTGCCAGCACGATCCCAGTTTCCATCGCCGACCTGGTGAACTTCTACCCGCAGGTGAGCGACAGCGGCGATGTGCTGGTGACCATGGACGGCCGTAATGCCGCCAAGGCCGACCAGGCGACCATCAAGTACGCCGGCACCCCTGTGCCCATCTTCAACTCGACGGCACGTTTCGGCTGGCGCCAGATGGAAGTCATGCGCAAGGGCGGCAGCATGATCGACACCGCCACCATTGGCAATAACCAGCGCAAGGTGGCCGAGAAGCTCGAAGACATGGTGCTCAATGGCCTGTCCGGCATCGATGTCGATGGCAACGGCATCTACGGCCTACGCAACCTCCCGCAGCGCAACACCTTCGTGCACGGCTTCACGCTGGCTACCGCCACCGGCCCGCAATGGCTGAGCGTGTTCAAGCAGGCCATCGCCGCTGCCATGGGCGACAACCAGTACGGTCAGATCACGCTGTTCGTGAACCAGGCCGATTACACGGCTGCCGACACCACCGACTACGCCACCAACTACAGCGGCACCATCCTGCAGCGCCTGCAGGCGGTCAACCAGATCAAGGAAATCGTCCCCGTGGCATCCGTGCCGCCCGACGAAATCCTGGGCATCGTGGACATCGATGGCGGCGAGTGGGGCGGCATCCTGTCGGCCATGCCGATGGTGACGCGCCCCAAGAACCGCATCGAGCCCGAAGACGACTACCTGTTCGGCGTGATGGCCGCGGCTGCCCCGCAGTTCCGCAGCGATTACACCGGCCAGTCTGCCTTCCTCCACGGCACCAAGGCATAAGGAGCGGCGCATATGAAAGTCACTATCCAGACTCTCAAGGCGCCCTGGCCTACCGGGGCGAAGGTGGGCGATGTCGTTGCCTTCGAGGGCGACACCGCCCCCGCCTGGGCCGTGGGCAAGTTCGCGCCGGCGCCGGACAATGCCAAGGCTGACTTCCACTACGAGCCCAAGGCGGTCATTGGCGACGGCTCCGGCCAAGCGCTGCCGGCGATTGGTGCTGACGAGCTGCAGGAGCGCGAAGCAGCCATCCGCAAAGCCTTCTCGGAGGTGGAGGCCGAGCGCGACCAGGCATTGAAGGAGCGCGATTCTGCCCAGGTTGACCTGGCTGCAGCGCTTGACCGCGAGGCCGCCCTGCACCAGCAGTTGGCCGCCGCTCTGGCCCAGGCCGCTCCTGCTCCCAAGACGCGCGAAGCCCTGAACGCCGAGGCCGAGAAGCTGGGCATCAAGGTCGATGGCCGCTGGTCCGATGACCGAGTGGCCGACGAGATCGCGAAGGCGACCAAGAAGTGATCACGAGCACGCAGGCGCAGCAGTACCTGGATGCGACGCTGGGCGTCAGCGTGCCTGCTTTCCTGCTCGATGCCGCGGTTGCCAAGGTGGCCGCGGCCGAGCCCGCGATGGTGCTGGCGGGCTACGACGAGTACACCCGGGTGCTGATCCAGTGCATCGCCGTGGCCCTGGTGGCCGCCGCCGGTGACCCGCGCCGGCTAAGCAGCCAGGGCGCGCCGTCTGGTGCCTCCCGCAGCTTTAAGTACAAGGACGGCGACCTCACTGCGCTGCGTCGCTCGCTGGCCGCGCTGGACACCGCCGGCACCGTTGCCGGAGTGGTCGGGCCGGACCCCGCAGCGTCGGCATTCATGTTCGTGGTGAACGGATGAGCGCCGCGGCCAACTGGAGCTACACGGCCAAGGCCACGCATTGGGCGGCCCTGGGGCGTGACGACTGGACTGGACTGCCGGCCTTCGCCGCACCCGTGGTCTTCGACTGCGACTACAAGGCCGAGGCGGTGCGTTCCGCTGACGCTGGCGGCACCTCCCCATCCAACGGCATCGAACTGGCATTGCGCCAGGTGCTCTACACCGAGTACAGCGCGGTGCAGCAGGGCGACTTCGTCCTGATCGGTGAGAGCGCCGAACCCAACCCAACCGCCGCCGGCGCGGCCGAGGTGCGCACTGTGGTGCGCGACGCCGATACCTTCGACCGCGTGGCCGACGACTACAGGATCATGACCTGATGAAAAAAGTACGCGTTACCGGCGGCCTGCAGGCATTCACCCGGCGAGTGCAGGAGAGGGGTGCCAAGGGCATGACCCAGGCGCTGATCCTGGGCGCGTCCGAGGCCTCGGTGATGACGCCCATCGACACGTCGACGCTGATCAACAGCCAGTACCGTCGCGTCGAGGTCGAAGACTCTAAGGTGGTGGGCACAGTGGGCTACACCGCGGCTTATGCCGTTCCCGTGCACGACCCCGAGACCAAGCAGCGGTTTCGCCGGCCATCGGCTGAAAAGTCTTTCCTCTCCAAGGGGTTCGAGCAGGCGGAGCCGAACATTCGTGCAGTGATTGCTGGCGCGATTAAGACCTAGCCAAACTCTTCCTAGCATGGGTGAGGCGGATAGGGTCGCCCCCGAAAAGCCTTAAGCAAGCCTGCCGCCTTTGTTGTGCCGAGCAAGGGGCTTTCCTTGAAAAATATTTTGACTATCGCGCGGCTGCGTGAATTGCTTCACTACGATCGGGAAACCGGCGCTTTTCATTGGGCTGTGAATCACGGCCGGTATCTGGCCGGTGAGCGCGCAGAGCGCAAGGCGGCCAAAGGATACCGCGGCGTCACGATAGACGGCAAGCCGTACCTATGCCACCGGCTTGCCTGGCTGGTGGTCCATGGCGAGTGGCCGACCGGAGACGTTGATCACAGAGATGGAGTGCGCGCGAACAATTCGGCTGCAAACCTCAGGCATGGATCTCGGTCCTTCAATATGCAGAACCTTAGGCGCGCGCATATCGATACTCAGTCCAAGCTCCTTGGCGCCTATTTGGATAAGCGTCGCGGCCATTGGATATCTCGCATCTGCAAGAACGGAAAGAGCATCGACCTTGGGCGCTTTCCGTCCGCCCAGGCGGCCCACGAGGCATATATCGCAGCGAAACGGCAATTGCACGAGGGCTGCACCATATGAGCGCATCTACCGCCCTGCAGCAGCTGCTTGCGCCCCATTTAGCCGGCTGGCGGTTCCAGTTCGGACGCTGGCTGGATAGCTCCAAGACCGACCGCTATGCAGTGCTGCGCCCGATGGGCGGCAGTCCCATGAGCCTGGTGCGAAAGCCCAGCTTCAGCCTGATGCTGATCGGTAGCGCCACCGATCCAGCCACAGGCCCGGAGGCCAAAGCCCTGGAGCTGATCGACCTGCTCAAGGATGAATCCGGCTCCCTAGCATTCATCCAGCCGGGCGAGCCGGTCTACTGGGCCACCGACGACGGGCGCCCGGTGGCCGAGCTGTCAATTTCAACCATCATGAATCGATAAGGAGCACACCATGGGTGCACACGTAGGACGCGACGTAAAGGTCGAATTTGCCCTGAAGTCCGAGGCGCTGCCGAAGCCGGCCGCAGGCGATTACAAGATCCTGGGCATGATGCGCGCCAAGTCGCTGAACACGACCTGGGACACGGTGGACACCACCGCGGACAAGTCGCCCAACTTCACCAAGACCAGCCTGGTCACGTTCAAGAACGTCGAGTTCTCGGGCGATGGCGTGAGCTACGACGACGAGGTGCACAACCAGGAAGTGCTGGAACAGCATGTGGTCTCGCCGCCGGTGAGCACCGGCTATCAGCCCAAGGTGTGGTTCAAGATCACGTACCCCAGCGGCAAGGTCTACGAAGGCCCGTTCATCGTCAGTTCGTGGTCGAACGACAGTCCCTACGCAAACGAGGCAACCTGGAGCATGAGCGCCGCAAGCAATGGCGATGTGACGCTGACGCCTGCTGCAGAAACTCCCTGATGCTCGCGGAGCATGGCCTGTCGCGGGCCTTCATGCCAGACGGCCAGGAGTTCACTTTTCGGCCGACTCTTGGCCGCATTGCCGCCCTTGGCCGGCCCCATGAGATTGTGGAGATCTTCCGGGGTCTGCTGGGGCGGCGTGCCGCGTTGGACGCGCGCTACGTCCTTGCGTCGCTGTGCGACCAGGAGGATGTCACGCCTCTGATCGGCTGGATGGACCTGGAACAGGGGTGGCAGCCCGGCGCCATGCCTGCATCGGAGCAGATCTGCCTTGCGGCCCACCTGTTGCGCCATGGGCTGGTGGGGGCGGTCAGTGGCGACAGTCGGAGCAAGTTGGATGCGAAGCCGGCCACGCAGTTCCTGGCCAGCGAGTACATCAGCGCCGCGCGCGTACACCTGGGCATGAGTGCCACCGACGCTGAAGAGCTCAGCATGAGCGAGTTTCAGGCGCTGTTCGAAATGAAGTTCCCCGACCCCAAGAAGAAAAAGCGCGATGTGCCGACACGCGAGGAATATATGGCAGCCATGGGCCGAACCGTATAGTCTCTGTCGATGTCTTGCAGTCAATCAGTTTATAACGGTCGCTGCGTTATCAGGCAACAAGCTTGGCTGCGGCAATAAGTGCGTCAGAAAATCCATATATATCATCTAGTTTGCTAATAGGATGGCGTGTTTCCTTTTTATCTGCATCCAGAATTCCAAGATACTTCTGCTCGCGGTTGAAGTGAAGACGGCAGACAGGCTTTCGATTGTTGTCATCTAACAAAATTCCAAAATAGCTTTGGGTGTCCCGGTGCACGACTCGACTTGGGTCCGCAACAGTGCGGACGATCGATTTCACGATAAAGAAACCCTCGAGTTCCTCCGGCGTGGTTTCTACTCGGGACAAATCAGGAATTGTTGGGCTGGCGTCACTGCTCGCAGGTGCCGGCGCATCTTCAGGCACAGCAGGGAGACCTGTCGTGTGAAGCGACGCGCCAGTGATGGCAGACTTCAAGCGATCGTTAACCAGATCGCCTGTGAACTGAATGATTGCTTTTTGCAAGAGTGGCTGAAACTGTTCTCGCACACGAGCTGTGATAGGGCCGTCGTAGACACGTGATGTGAAAAATCGAAGAAATTCTTCGCTTGGATCGGCCAACTGATTGGCGAGTTCGCGCTTCAATTGACCGATGTATTTGAGTTCGCCTGCGGCGCTGATAATGGAATTAACATCAAAGGCTGAGCGAGTCAGATTTCGCAACTCCGGCACTGCATGCTCGTCAATGTCGAGGAGGTCGAGCTCCAAGAAAGGTTTTTCATCCATTTTGTTGGGCGCATCTAAGTCTGTATAAAACTTGTAGACGCGCCCATTAGTTAGGATGGAAATGCGTGCTGTAGTGACATGGAAATAGCGGAAAAGTTGGCTGGCGTGATTTATGTGCAGCGGTTCACCAATCTTTTTGCACTCAATTAAAATCTGAAGTTGACCATCTTTAAAGATGGCATAGTCAATTTTTTCACCTTTTTTTGTGCCAACGTCGCAGATAAATTCGGGAACAACCTCGGTGGGGTCGAAAACGTCATACCCGAGCACATTCTTGATGAATGGCATAACAAAGGCGTTTTTTGTGGCTTCCTCGGTAGAGATGCTTTGAGCCTGCTGCTTAATTTTAGCGGCCAAGATGTTGAGGTTTTCGTAGAATTCCATGTCTCTTCCAGAAGATTAATTTAGCAAATAAACAATTGTTTACTAAATTTTCCTTGATTGCAATCCGTTTTGCGATCCGGGGCGGCGGCTTGGCAGGACGCCATCAGGCATCCGACATGTTCGTAGCATGGGTCGACCATTGAGGAGGCTGTGCTGTGGCAGAAAAAGTCGGAGAGATTTACTATGACGTAACCCTTGAGCTTGATCAGATGATCAAGGATCAGCGCCGCGCCCAGCAGCACGTCGACAAGACTGCCGATAGCCTGCAGCGCCTGGCGCCCATTGCCGCCGCGGCTAAGGCAGCGCTATCCGGCCTGGCCGTGATGAAGATCATCGACATGGCCGACGAATGGGGGCAGTACGCGAGTCGCATCAAGCAAGCCACCAAAAGCACCGAGGAATACACATACGTGCAGGAGCGCATGCTGGCCTCGGCCAATGCCACGTTCCGCAGCGTGCAGGAGACACGCGAGAGCTTCATTCAGCTTTCACCAGTTCTGCGCGAGATGGGGCTTTCGTTGGGCCAATCCGTCGATGTGATCGATACGTTCTCCGGCCTGTTGGTGGTTAATGCGGCCAGCGCTGAGAAGGCGAAAGGCGCCCAGGATGCGCTCGCCAAGTCTCTGCAGAAAGGCAAGATCGATGCAGATGCCTGGATGAGCATCTACTCCACCTTGGACAGCGTGGTGGATCTGATTGCCGCAAGCAGCGGCAAGAGCGGCGAGGAGATCCGCAAAATGGGCGCCGAGGGCAAGCTGGGCATCGACATGTTCGTCAATGCGCTGTCCGATGGCGGTCCGAAGGTCGCCGCGCAGGTCAAGGAGATGCCGACGACAGTTCGAGATGCGATGCAGTCGGTGATGAATGGACTGCAGGAATACATCGGCTGGAGCAACCAGACGCATGGCATTACCGCAACCATTGCCGGCACCATATCTTCGCTAGGCGAGAACTTCAATGCCTTAGCGGACGTCGCATTGGTCGCAGTCTCCGCCGGCCTTGTTCGGTATGTTGCTGGCTCCACCGCGGCAGCTATTGCGACTGCCGCCAAGACTGCAGCCACCATCAGAGCTGCGGCGGCGGAAGTTGCGCTTGCAAAGGCGGAGGCGGAACAGACTGCTGTTGCTCTCGCGAAGGTGAAGGCGCTTTCTGCGGTGACAGCAAACACTGCTCAATTGACAGCCGCAACACTCGCCCATGACGCGGCACTGAAGCGTGTGGTGGTTTCGGAGGTTGCTCACACGGCCGCGAGCGCCGCCATGGGCGGGGCGCTGCGCGGACTCATCGCATTTATGACTGGCCCGGCAGGTATTGCCGTCATGGCCGGAATTGCTGCTGCAAGTATTTTTGCGTTTGGGGACAACGCATCTAAAGCAGTCCCGAAGGTGGATGAATTGACGGCATCTGTGGATAAGCTAACCGATGCGCAGCTCAAGAATCAGCGGAACAAGGCGGCTGACGCCATTGCGGAACTGACAAAAAATGCCCGGGAAGCAAACAGGGCGGTGGGTGATCTGGAGCGCCATCAGGCCGAATTGGTAAAGCTCAACAACGACGTTCCCATTGATGGGAAATGGCTCGATAAAACTAACAAGGATTTGGACGCGGCGCGTGCGAATGCAGACACGGCCACAAAAGCGCTGCAGGAGATGATCAACGCCGATTACAAGCTGGCAGAGGCGCAAAAGCAGCGGGCGAGTACGCCGGCCAATACGACCCGCGTGACCCGTAGCGACCCGGAGGTGGAAAAACGGCTTGCAGCTATGCGCGATGAGCTGGAGTTGTCCAAACTGACGGGCGCAGCGAAGGCCCGACTTCAGGCCATTCAGAAGCTGGGAGAGAACGCCACGGCAGCAGAGCGGGCCGAGGCGGAGAAGCTGGCGACATCGATCTACAACCTCGAGCAGGCGCAGAAGAAGCTTGCCGAGGCGAAGAAGGCCGATAAGTTCGACAGCGAGGGCTATCTGTCCAAGCTGGCCGCCAGCGTTGCAGGCGAGCGCGAGAAGATCGCCATCGAAGAGGAAAAAAGCCTTCGCGACAACGATACGCACCTCAAAGCCAAAGAGATCAGCGTCGCCGAGCATGCGCAGGCGGTCAAGCTCATCCGGGAGAAGGCCGCAAAGGACCGTGCAGCGATTGAGCAGCGTGAGGCAGCGGAAGCGCTGATGGTGTCGAATGCCGAGCTCGCCGCCCTCAGGCAACTGCAGACGGAGATCGCGCAGCAAGATGCCGACATAGCCGGCGCGTCGATGGGCAATCGCGCACGCGAGGAGGTGGAGCAGCGTCTTCAACTGGTTCAACAGTTCGCCCAGCGTGCGCAGCAGATCGAGGATCAGCGGCGTACAGCATTGGCGCAGGCCGACGAGAAGGACCGCGCGCGCATCGGGAAGATGTATGAGGAGGTCGCGCAGATTGAGTTGGCGTACCAAGGCAAGTCGCTGTCGGCCTATGACCAATACGTGCAGCGCAAACGCAGCGCGGATGAATTGTGGGCCAATGGAGCGAATCGCGCCTGGCAGAACTTCGTTGAGCAGTCGCGGGATGCGGCCAGCCAGGCGCAAAGCCTCACGGAGAAGGCATTCCAGGGCATGGAGGATGCACTGACGTCCTTCGCCATGACCGGGAAGCTCAATTTCAAGAACATGGCTGAGTCGATCATTGCCGACCTGATCCGCATCCAGATTCGGGCCAGCATGGTGCAGGCCATGGGCGGAGGTTCGGGCGGCGGTCTGTTCAGCACGTTGATCAGCGGTGCGGCGGCACTGTTCGGCGGCTGGCAATCGGCAGGCGTGCAGGCTTCCGGTGCTGTTACCGCCGGTGTGAGCGGCTGGGGCAGCGTCTCAGGCACTGCACTACCACCACTGTCGGGAGGGCGCGCAAACGGCGGCGACGTCTCCGCAGGCAAGATGTACGAGGTCAATGAGCGCGGCGTGCCCGAGCTACTGAACGTCGGCAACAAGCAATTGCTGATGATGGCGGGTCAGTCGGGCAACGTGACACCTCTTGGCGGCATGGAGGTAGCGAGTGTGCCTACGCCGAGCGGCCGCAGCGCCGGAGCAGCGACGGCAGTGATCAATATGAAGTTCATTGGCGCTCCATCCCTGCCCGAGGTGAAGCAGTCTCAGGGGGGCAATGGCGCGATAGACGTTGAAGTCATCTTCAAACAACTCGACAACCGAGCGGCGGACGGAATCGCTAGGGGCAGCAGCGCGCAATATCGAGCAACCAAGCAACGCTTTCGGCTGCAGGACTGAGAAGGAGCCTCCCTAGCATGCCTTGAATGGCTGCACTTCCTGACTACGTCTCTTTGCTTCTCGCCGGACAGGCGGAAACCTTTGATCCAGCAATTGTCCGCTCCGAAATGGAGCGGGGGCTTGCCAAGCAGCGCATCGGCAGTAGCCGGGTAGTGCGCAAGCTCAACGCCACCCTCCAATTCGAGACGAACGCCGATGCGAGCGCGTTCGAGGCTTGGTACTTCAACACCATCCGGCGAATCGGCTTCTTCGATGTACGGCACCCGCGCACCGGTGTCCTGACACCAATGCGCTTCGAGGGCGGCAGCATTGGCGAGTTGGTGCCGGCCGTCAACGGCTACCACATCGCCTCGCGCGCCGTGGTGCTGGAGTATCTGGGATGACGCTTTTCCAAGAGCGCAACCAGCGCATCACCTACGACGTCGGCCATGTCGAGTTGCTGGAGATCACCAACCCCAGCTTCTCCGGTCCCATGCGGATATGCAACGACGTGCAGGACTTCGTGAGCCAAGGCGAGGACTACATCGGTCTGCCGTTCGGCTTTATCTTGCCTGATGACCACACTGGCAGCGCGCCGAGCATGGCATTGACCCTGGACAACGTGGGCCGCGGCATTACGGACGAACTCGAGCGCCTGCAGCCGGGGTCTATCACGATGGCTCGCTTGATCGTGGTCGCGCGCGACACGCCCGATGTGCATGAGCATATTTATTGGCTGCCGGTGACTGGCGTGTCCGTCTCCGGTGCCACGGCGCAGGCCACCTGCGGCGTAGATGAGCTGATGCGCCAGGTCGCGTGCAAGCTGGTTGCCAACCCGTTCACGCTCCCGGGGATTTTCTGATGGACGTTGATCGCTTCATCGGCATCCCCTACGACGCGCGGCATATGGACTGCGCGGATCTCGCCATCCTGGTGCAGCGCGAGTTGTTCGGCCGCGACGTGCTGCTGGCAGGTAAGCGCCCGCGGCCACTGCGTGGCGACGAGCAGGCCCAGGCCATCCGCGCTTACACGGCCCAGCTTGCCTACCCGGTTATCAATCCGGTGGATGGCGATGCAGTGCTGATGCGCGAACTTGGCGCGAGCGCCGCAGGCCACATCGGCACCCACTTCTTTATCGATTTCACGCCATACGTGCTGCATACCACCGTCTTGCTGGGCGGCAGCGTGCTGCACCGTATGCGCGACCTGTCGGCTTACGGGCTGACGCTTGAAGGCTTCTACCGATGGAAATGAATCGCGCTGAAATGGCTGCTGTGGACGGTGCCTCTTGCGATCTGCGGGATGCGCGTGGCCGCCTGGTCGTTACGCCCAATGCCTTGACGCTGGACAGCCAGCGCAACGTTCCGGCGGACCTGCGTCCGGGCGAGAGCTTGGCCGTGTTCCTGGAACGGCATGTTCCGGGCATTGCCTCGGGCGCATGGACCGTGAGCATTGGCGGCGCGACCGTGCCTAAGGCTATGTGGTCGCGCACGTTCCCAAAGCATGGACAGTTGATCGCATGTCGTGCGCTGGTCGCGCGCCAGGCCGTTCAACTGGTCGCCATGGCTGCGCTGGCCTATTTTTCCATGGGCATGGCAACCGGCATCTATGGCGCGCTGGGCGGCACGTTCGTCTCGGCTGCAGCCGGAACCTACATCGGCGCCATTCAGGTCGGCGTCCTTATGGCCGGCTCGATGCTGATCAACAAGGTGCTGGGCCCTAAGGTCCCCAAGATGGGCGATGCTGCTGCCGCGCGCGCGGTCCATAGCCTCGGCAGTCAGTCCAACCGTGATCGCAAGTACGAGCCGCTGCCGACGCTGTGGGGAGAGATGCGCGTCACTCCAGACCTGGCAGGCAAGTCCTACGGCTGGTTCGACGGCGACAACCAGTACATGAGCACTGTGCTGCTGGGCGGCATCAACGTGCACAGCGCGGCCGATCTGTCCGTTGGCGACACGCCGCTTTCCAGTTTCGAAGAGGTCAGCGTCTTCTACAACGGTTTCTCGGGCATGGCGAGCGAGGAGATCCCGCTGTATGGGAACGTCGACGCCATCGCCGGCGCCGATCTCGAAAACGACGGCACCTGGGTGACGCGCACCAGCTCGACGGACACGATTGCGCTGCAGGTTGACATTGAGGGCCAGCTGTACGACATCGATAACAAGGGCAACACCTTGATCAACAGCGTGCCGCTGTTCATCGAGACACGCCCGGTAGGCGCTGGCGATTGGCAGCCGGCGCACAGCGTCACTCTGACCAACGCCACCTTGGACGTGGTGCGTCGCACGTACACCGTGGCCCTGGCCCAAGGTCAACACGAGGTGCGCGCGCGCCTTGGCAAGCCTACCTATGACGAGGGCAGCGGCAAGGACGCCTGCAAATTCGTTTGGTCCGCGCTCAAGAGCATCCAGCCCGATACCGCCGATTACAGCGGCCTGGGCCGCATCGGCATCAAGATCAAGGCCACGGGCCAGTTGTCGGGCAGCCTGGACACGTTGCGCGCCACCTACCGCGCACGGCCGCTGCCGGTGTGGAATGGCACCGATTGGATCACCGCGACCACGCGCGAGCAGGGCTTGAGCAACCCGGGCGCGATCCTGCTGCAGACGCTGCGGGGCGTGTACGCGCTCGACAGGAACGGTGTGCGCCAGCTGCAATTCGGCTTCGGCATGTCCGATGACCAGATCGACATCGAGGGCCTGAAGGCTTTCATGCTGCACTGCGCCGCGCGCGGCTACACCTACGACCGCTGGGTCACCAGCTCGATGAGCCTGGGCCAGTTCTGCGAGGAGGTGGCGCTCGCCGGCATGGGCGAGTTCTCCTGGACCGATGGCAGCCGGCCCACGGCCGTGTTCGTCTCGAGCGGCCAGCCGCTGTCGGGCGTGGTCAACATGGCGAACATGCTCAAGGGCTCGTTCTCGGTGGCCTACAACCTGGCGAACGCCGCCGACGGCATCGAGTATCAGTACCTGGACCGCGACCGCAACTGGGAAACGCAGACTCTGCGCGTGGCTGCGCCGGGCGTGACCACCATGCTGAACCCGGCACAGCTCACCGGCGAAGGCGTAACCACGGAGGCCCACGCCGCGGTGCTGGCGCGCTATCACCTCGCGCAGTCCCTCTATCAATATAAGACTGTCGACTTCGGCGCAGACATCGAGCACCTGGCCTACCGCCGCCTTTCGGTCCTGTCGATCAGCCACGACCTGACGCAATGGGGCTTCGGCGGGCGCGTGATGGCCGCCGGCCTGAATGCCGCTGGCAAGGTTGTGCTGCAGCTGGATGAGCCCGTGCCGCCCATGGCCCAGGCCTATGTCGGCCTGCGCGTGCCCGGCGCGCGCGACTACCGCGTGTTCCGGGTCGAGGCGCTCGAGGCCGAATCGGAGTGGATCACCTTGGTCGAGCCCTGGCCCGAGGGCGTGTCATTCCCTGGCGAGCCCCAAGACGGCGAGGACAACCCAGCCCACGACACCCTCTGGTGCTATGACTTCAAGGCGACACCTGGCTACCGCGTGCGCGTGGTCGGCATGCAGCCTGAGGCCGACCTGAAGGGCGCACAGGTGACCTGCGTGCCCGAGGGCCCCGAGTTCTGGGACTATGTGCTCAACGGCACCTACACGCCCGCGCCCAACCAGTCGAGCCTGCCCCAGCTGGGCCGCCCCACGGTCTCCAACCTGCGCATCACCGAAAAGGTCAATGTGCAGGGCGACACCGAGTGGTACTCGCTGAGCCTGGTGTGGGATGTCGAAGGCGACTACGACCACGCCCAGGTCTGGGCGGGCCGCGACGGCTCCGAGCTGCGCATGGTCGACGGCAATGCCGTTGGCAGCCGCAGCGAGTTCCGCATCGATGGCGCCGGCGAGTGGCTGGTCGAAGTGCGCCCATTCAATGCCTCGGGCTTGGTGGGCCAGTCGGACGCGGTGCTGTACATCACCAGCATGACGCAGCTGCCGCCGCGCAACGTTGACGACTTCGTGGTGCAAGAGGTGGCCGGTGGCCTGCGCCGCTTCGCCTGGCAGTACACCGGTGATCGGCCGCCCGCATTCGCCGGCGTGCAGATCCGCTATCTGCCCGGCGACGTGGTGCTGAGCGTGACCGATTGGGACAGCATGCAGCCGCTGGGCGCGGCCGCCGACATCTACGGCGCGCAGTTCGAAACCACGCGGCCGCAGGCTGGCCTGTGGACGTTCGGCTGCCGCGCCATTGACACCGCGGGCCAGCTGGCAAACGGTGTGGTGCGCTTCGTGGCGAGCCTGAGCGACAGCTTCGAGCAGGTGCAGCAGCCCGACATGACGCCGCCGCCGGATGTGACGGGCCTCAAGGTCAGCGGCATGTTCACCGCAGTGATGGTCGAGTGGGATGCACCGGTGTACAGCGAAGGCCACGGCCACGCGCGCACGATCATTTACGCAGCCCCGGGCGCCGGCGCGGCACTTGCCGATGCCTTGCCCGTAGCGGAGGCTTTCGCGGGTCCCGTGTCGTTCGCCAGTGCGGCCAACGCGAGCTGGACCGTCTGGGCGCGCAACCAGAGCGTGGACGGTGTGCTGTCGGTGAATGCCGTGGGCGGCCTGACCGTGCGCACCAGCGAAGATGTGGACGATGTGATGGAGGCGGTCACGGGTAAGGTGTCCGAGGATCACCTGGTGCAGCACCTGGGCGAGCGCATCGACCTTATCGACGGCGCGGGCCCGGGCAGCGTCAATGCGCGTCTGCTGGCCGAGGCGGCAGAGACAGTCGCGTTGCTGAGCCAAGAAGCGGACATGCGCGCCCGCGAGGTGGAAGCGGAGCAGCAGGCGCGCGTCGCGGCCGACCTGCTGGAGGCCCAGACGCGCGCCTCGGCGCTGGCCCAGCAGACTCAGGAGTTGGGGAATGCGGTCTCCTCGCTGACCAAGCAGATCCAGGACGGCGACACGTCGATTTCGCAGCGCCTGGACACGGTGACGGCCACGAACTACTCGCGCCCGAACATGCTGCCCGGGTTCGAGGCGTGGACGCTGGCGCCGACCTTCAGCATTGTCGAGGGTGCATGGGGACAGGCCCTGTACACCTTCGAGGGTGGAACCGCGGTCGCTGTGAGTCCGCAAGTGTCGGCCGTTGCAGGCGTGGGCTACGTCCTGACGTTCGACAGCCTACGATATGCCGACGCCGGCTCGATGTACATGGACCTGGAGTTCTTCGACGCGAGCTATGCCTACCTCGGCGAAACCGGCCAAGTCATGCGCTTCGACCGCCATGACTTCCGTGAGGATGACCAGAACCGCCTGACCAACACGTTCCATGCGGTGGCCCCGGCCGGAACCGCCTGGGTCCGGGCTCGCGCGGTGATCGAAGGCGCCTCGGGCGTCACAGCAGTCGGCTGGCGTCAGCCCAAGCTCGAGCGCGGCAACCTGCCGGCAACACGCTTTACGAACGAAGCGCAGGTGGAGCTCGCAACGGCCATGGTGCGCAAGGAGGAGGCCGCACGCATCGACGCGGTCTCGGCCGAGGCCCGCCAGCGCAACGACCTTGCCGTGCAGATGCGCGGCAATGCCACCGGCTCGGATCTGGGCAGTATCACCAGTGGCTTGCTGGCCCAGGAGCGCAATGCGCGCATCTCCGCGGACAACTCGCTGGCCTACCAGATGTCGATGCTGTCGGCGGGCGTAGGCGAGCAGTTCGACAGCGCCAAGATTTGGTACTTCGACAGCGACGGCAATGCCGAGGGCTGGGCCGGGCGTGGCGCGCTGACGGTGTCCGGCGGCTTCATGCGGCTGCCAGACTCGACTGGCTGGGCGAACGCGGTCAGTCCTGCGGGTCTGGACGTGGACGCAAACACCTACCGCCAGATCAAGATGCGCATCCGCCGCCACGGCGCCCCGGTGTGGGTCGGCGTGCTGATGTGGCGCAACGACGCTGGCGGGGCGTTTGACGGAACGAGGTCGGCTACCGTGCCTGAGCCTAGCTACGACGCCAACGGCATTGCCATGGTGACGTGGGAGCCGGACTGGACGGGCAACGTCTACCAGCTCAACTTCGATGTCTATCGCGAGCAGCAGCCCGGGGGCTGGTTCGAGATTGATTGGGTGGCCATCGGGCGCCCGTCCCCTGGCGCCTCGGTGGCTCTGGTGGTGGAGGAGCAGGCAGCGCGAGCAGCCGCGGACAGCGCCGAAGCAGACAGCCGCGAGCGGCTGGCTGTGTCCCTCACCGGTGTGGGGGATCCGAGCGGGGTGCCCTTGGGCAACCTCGCATCGGGCCTGCTGGCCGAGGAGCGCAACGCCCGGGTCGCTTCGGACAACGCGGAGGTCATCGCACGCCAGAACCTGGCGGCCACGGTGGAGCAGGGGCTGTCCAGCGCAAGCGCCGCGCTGCAGGCTGAGCAAAAGGCGCGGGCCGATGGCGACGCGGCCGAGGCCTCTAGCCGCTTGGCGCTGCGGGCCGAGCTCTACACCCGCCGCAACATGTGCCCGGACATCTTTGAGTGGGCACACCTCGGCTACATGCCGGATGGCTTCGCGGTCACCGAGGTGGCCGATTGGGGCATGGCCGTGTTTTGCGGCGATGGGTCGAAGATCACGGCTGTGGGCAATGTGGTCGGTCCTGCAATCCATGTGCAGCCCGGCGTGACATACACGATTTCGGGCGACACGCTTCTCACGGCCGCGGCCGGTTTCGTGTGCTTCGACCTGATCTTCAAGAACGCAGCGGGAGAGACCGTCTTTGACGGTCCAGAGAAGATCCGTCCCGTTGGCCATGACTTCACGGCGGACGGCTCTGGCCGGCGCCTCACGGAGGTTGAGGCCGTGGCACCTGCAACAGCGGTCACTGCCACGCCGCGCTTTTGGTGGGGCAATGTCGTCGGGGGTGTTCATATCGGTTTTCGCCAGGTCAAGGTAGAGCGCGGCGGGCTGCCCTCGACGCCCTACACGACGGAAACCGAGACGCAGGTGCTGAATGCCAATATCGTGGAGGAATCGTGGGCCCGCGCCCAGGGCGATGCCGCGGAGGCCTATGCGCGCCAGCAGCTCGAGGCGGCGTACAACGCCAACAACGTCGAGCTTTATGCGCGCATCAATGCCGAGCAGCAAGCCCGCGCCGACGCCGACAGCGCCATGGCGGGGCAGCTGCAGACCCTGGAGGCGCGCACGCAAACCCGGGCCAACCTGCAGTTCAATGGCGGGTTCGAGCTGGGGTTTTCAGGGTGGACCGGCTCGATCAACGGTTGGAATGTGGTCGATGACGCGTGGGGCCGGAGTATTGGAAGCCATACGCTCTATGGCACCGGTACGCTGCAAGGCCGCCCTATCTCAGCCCTCCCTGGTTGGCGCTATAGCGTTGCCTGCGATACCAGGCTTTATGCGGCGTCCGGCAGGGTCAGTGTTGACATGCAGTTCTTCGACGCAAACGGAGTGCTGCTGCTGGATGGCAACAACAATGCGCGGCCCGCCACGCACGACTTCAGCGACAGCAGCGCCGGCCGCAGGCTCATCGAGGTTTCGGACATTGCCCCGGCAGGCTCGGCCTACTTCTTCGTGCGTCTGGTATGGGAAGACATCCAGGGCCTAACGTACATCGGTTTCCGCCAGGTGAAGGTGGAGGTGGGAGGCCTCCCGACCACCGGCTACACCGCCGAGGGAAGCCTCGTCGGTATGGTGGCGAAGGTCGAGTCCGAGGCCGCGGCGAGCGCCGAGCGTGACAGCGCGGCCAGCCAGCGCATCGACACGTTGGCCGCGAGCGTCATTACCCGACCCAACCTGTGCCCGGATGTCGACAAATGGACGCTGCAGGCGCCGTGTTATATCGAGCGCGACGGCTGGGGCAAGTCAATCCGTGCGGTCAACCCGGTAAACGGCACGTACGTCTGCTCCAGCCCGGAGATTCCCTGCTATGCAGGACAAACGTACACCATCACGGGGGATTCACTGCTGTATGCGGCGGCCGGCGCGGTCTGGCTCGACCTGATCTTTCGCGATGCCGCCGGCAACGTGGTGCTGGACGGGCCCGAGCGGCCGCTGTCCACTTACCACGACCACAGCACGACAAACGCCAACCGCGATGCGCATGCAGTCGCGGCCGTGGCACCGCCTGGCGCGGTGAAGTTCATCGCGCGGTTCGTGGCCTTCGAGGTGGTGTCCTGCCAGAACTTCGGTATCCGGCAGATCAAGGTTGAGCAGGGCGGCTTGCCAGCGACCATCTACACGCAGGAGGGGGAGGTGGCTGCGGTGAGCGCAGCGCTGCAGGTAGAGCAGTCGGTACGCGCGGAGCAGACTGGCGCGCTGTTTGGCCGCTACAGCGTAAAGATCGACCTCAACGGCTACATGACGGGCTACGGTCTGCTGTCCGAGTCGAACAATGGCGTGAACACCAGCACGTTCGCCGTGCGAGCTGATCGCTTTGTGATCGGCAGCGCGTCGAACAACGCGGTGACGCCGTTCTATGTCGAGGGCAACACCACGTTCATGAACATGGTCGTGATCCGCGATGGTTCGATCAAGAACGTGATGATCCAGGACGCCACGATTGAAAGTGCCAAGATCGTCAGTCTGTCGGTGGCCAAGTTGGTAACGGGCAGCTTGGCTGTGGGCCAAAGTATCTACAGCTCGGGATATTCGCCAGGGGTGTCTGGCTGGGTGCTTGATGGGAATGGAACCGGCGAGGTCAACAACTGGACGGTGCGCGGCACGATCTACGCGACGGCTGGGTCTATTGGTGGCTTGACCATCAGGAATAGCTGTCTTACAGCGGGTCCGTACAACATATTCAACTGGCCTCAGTCGGGTACAGGGATGTATATCGGCCCGGAAGGCATATTGCTGGGAAATAAGCTGACAGGTGGCTATGTCGAGCTACATGCTGCGGGGTATGTATCCATGCCTGGGCTGGAGATTAGCCAGGGGAATGCTGTGTTCAGCGGTGAGTTATTTGCTGCCCGAGGAACCTTCAGCGGAAGCTTGACTACTTCGGCTGTTAATGCAGTGAGGACCATCAACATTGCCGGTAATGCAGTGACTGTGCCCTCGGCGCACACCGCAGCTGGCTACGGCGCAACAGTGGCAATTTCCCTCGATGTGGCGGCGCCAGTGCTTGTGATTGCAACCTTCTTCGGGCAGCAAATTTCATGGTTCACCCCCGTGGTGCGGCGCAACGGAATTGAAATATTCCGGGGCAATGGATTTTCGTCGGGGGGCGTCAATCCCACGGTGCCAATCACGATCACAGGCGTCGATTACCCAGGCGCTGGCGTGCATACATACACGGTTGGAAATGTGGGTGACGGAGCTTCTTCGAGTACGACCATTTCAGTAATTGGGGTGAAGCGTTGATTAAATTCATTTCTTATAAACCGAGCGGCGAGATTATTGGAAGCGGCATATGCCCAGAGGACATGCTGCCGTTCCAAGCCAATGCAGCAGCCGGTGTCCTGGTAATGCCGTCCGAAGCCGACTGGGTCGGAAACTACGTCGATGACGGGCTGGTGGTGGAAATGCCGCAGCGGCCCAACGAACACCATGTTTTTGACTACGGGTCAAAAAGCTGGGTCGATCCGCGCGCCTTGGCGGACTTGCAGGCTGCAAAGTGGGCCGAGATCAAGGTGGATCGTGATGCCGCGGAGTTCGGCGGCTTCGAGTGGCAGGGCTGGGTTTTCGATTCCGACCAGATCAGCCAGGGGCGCATCGCCGGCGCCGTGCAGCTCGCGCGCATGGACGCGGCATACCAAGTTGATTGGACCCTGGCCGACAACTCCGTCGTGCAACTCGACGCCGAGCAGATGCAGGGCGTGGGTGCCGCTCTGGGCGCGCATGTTAGCGCCCAGCACAGCCGGGCCCGCGTGCTGCGCGAGGAAATCTATGCACCGGACATGACGGCCGAGGCACTGGTAGCAATCACTTTTTCAACGGAGGGATAGATATGGACTTGACGCCACTGGAACACGCCGGCGCAACGGTCGGCACGCAGCTGCTGGTCGGCGTGTGCACGGGCAATTGGTGGGTCGGCGGGCTCCTTGGCTGCTGCTGGTTCATCGCGCGCGAGCACACGCAAGCTGAGTACCGCTGGATCGAGCGGTTTGGCCAGGGCCTGCGCGCGAACATGCCTGGGTGGGGCGGATTCGATCCGCGCGCATGGACGTGGGCTTCGGTGCTGGATTGGGCTGCTCCCGTGCTGGCATGCGCGGCGCTGGGTCTGTACCTAGCATAGTTCGGAGGAGGCCTATGTGAACCAATCATCACCCCCCCGCGGAATCCGCAACCACAATCCCGGCAACATCGACCGCACCACCGAGCGCTGGCAGGGCATGGCCGCAGACCAGTCGAGCGACAAACGCTTCGTGGTTTTCAGCGCGCCCGTGTGGGGCCTGCGCGCCCTGGCCAAGGTGCTGCTGAGCTATCAGCGCAAGCACGGTCTTCGCACGCCGGCCGCCATCATCGGCCGCTGGGCACCGCCGGTCGAGAACGACACCGGCGCCTATGCGCGCCAGGTTGCCAAGGCACTGGGCGTCGGCGTGAATGACCAGATCGACCTGCAGCGGCCCGAAACCCTGCAGCGCATCCTGCCCGCCATCGTGCAGCATGAGAACGGCCAGCAGCCGTACTCCACGGCTCTGATCGCCGAGGCCGTGCGCCTGGCCTTGACGTGAGCGCGACGATGGAATCACTTGATCTCAATGCCATGCCGGGCGGCCCGCTGGGCGTCTTGGCGACGGCGGCCGCAGCAATTACTGGCGGATTTATCTTCCTGCGGCAGTTCCTAAGCCGTGGCGCTGCAGATCGCGCAGACGATGCCGGCCGAGTGTCGGCGATCAACGTCTACAAGGAGCTATTGGAGGCCGAGCGTGCCGCGCGCGCGTTGGCTGACAAACGCGCCGACGATTTCGCGCGCGAGCGCAACGAGGCCATCACCATGATGGGCAAGCTGCAAGGCCAACTGGAGGGTATGCAACGCCAGCTTCAGGCGGCCACCGAGGAAATCTCGAGCCTGGAAACCCGGGTTCGCCAGCTGACGGAGCAAGTCCATGCAAAAGCCTGACTATCGCCATGTCCGCGACCTATTCAAAGGCTGCTTGCTTTTGGCCACTCTTGTCGGTAGCGGGGCCTTCCTCGGGTACTGGCTTGCGGCCAATACCACGCGCCAGGCCCACCTCGAGGAAATCGGTCGACTGCAGCAAAGTCACCAAGTGGCGCTTGACGCCATCGCCGGGCGCCAGTTTCGTACTGCAAGCACGCTGGAGCATGCTGCCGGCACTGTCGCCGCCGCTGCAGAAACTGCTCAGGGGGCGGCCGCAATCGCGGGCCAGGCCGCCAAGGCCGCGGGCGTGCCAGCTGCCGCGATCGAGCGCGACCGCAAGGCGATCAACTCGACCATCCAGCGCGCGAACGAACGTATCGCGGGGGAGGGCGCTCGATGATCCGGGTTGCCTTGTTCGCAGTCCTGATCGCTGGATGCGCGGCGCCGCCTGCGGAAGTGCGGCGCGACTGCCCGCCGCTACCCGAACTCCGCGCCCGTGCGTCGAGCCTCGAGCGCCGCGCCCACACGCAAACCATTGTGCGCATGTACGCCGCCTGCGCTGGAGGTGCCCGTGATCGTTGACAAGCTCAAAGCCTATGGCTGGCAACTGCTCGCCCTGGCACTGACCGCTGGGTTGCTTGGGCAAACCTTGCGGCTGCACGCGACCCAACTCGACGCCGCGGCGGCGCGTACCGCCCACGCAACAGCGCTCATGGCGCACGCCGAGACCCTGCGCAGCATTGCCGATCTAACGGCTGCGGCAGCGCTCGCCGTCCGCGCTCAAGAAAACCAGTGGGTCAAGTCCCAGGAGGAAAACGCCCGTGAAACCGCAAACCAGATCCTGGCTGCGCGCGCCGATGCTGATGATGCTCGGCGCGCTGGCGACCGCCTGCAGCAGCGTGTCGCCGCCCTTGTCGCCTCAGCCCGTGCCGCCGCCGCGCATCCCGGCACTGAGCCCACAGTCGCGCCAGCCGACGATGCCATTGGAGTGCTTGCCGACGTGCTCGGCCGCGCTGACACGCGAGCGGGAATCCTGGCTGAATACGCCGACGCTGCCCGAGTCGCCGGAACCAGCTGCGAGCGGGACTACGACGCGCTGACGGCCGCTACTTCACAGTGAGCACAAGTTCCTTGCCCACGGCGGCAAGGGCCGCTGCGATTGTGTCGATCTTGGTCGCGTGCTTGAGGTTCGTTAGGCGGTTGATTTCCTGCTTCGTTGTGCCCATGCGCGCGGCCAGGTCCACATTGCGCACTTTCTGACGCACCATTTCGTTGAGAAGAAGGACTTTGGCGGCTGCACTGGCGGGAAGCGCGACGAGCACCTGGCCTTTTTCTGCCTTGGATGGCGTGGGCACGACACGGCGGTCTTCAAAATAGAAGTCCATCGAAGTCAGCAGTGCATCGTGGGCCATATCGAGGGCTTCCTCGTATGTGTCGCCACAGGTCAGCGCTTCGGGAATGTCGGGAAACGACACCATGAAGCCATCGCCATCGGGTTCGATCTTCGCGGGAAAGCGCATTGTTTTCTCCATCTTTTAAAGGGAAGGGTTCCGGCAAGAGCGGGAAGCCCCTTGCGGGGCATCCTCCTATTTAATCCCCAGCTGCTTCAGAATTGACTTTCTGAGACCTTCGCCAATTTCTTGGCTTGGATGCCGGGGCATCACGGTTTGCTTGCCGTTCAGGAAAACTTTCAGGTGGCGACTGCCTTGCTTGAAAGTTGCTCCCTGCGCAGCGAGCCATCTCTGGAACTCGCTTTGCTTCATGAACCCTCCCTGTGTTGAACATGGGTTTATTGTAATCAAAAAAGATTACCAAAACAAGGGATTGAGTAATTATTTAAGTTTACTTTTTGGGACTATGTCGCCATGCGCTTGGATGGTGGACGGTGGTCTGGGTGACCCTCTGGGCTAGAACGGTGCCGGCGAACGCACGACCTCGACCGGACCCGGGCCGAAGTAGATGCACCGACAGCGCGCATCGCGCACGGTGAAGCGCCCGGGGAACACTTCGAAGACGGTGTAGTCCTCGGGCGGACCGGGGAGTATCTGAGCCCGGATCCAGTCGTAATCTGGGTGCGGGGTATGCAAGAGGGTCGGGTATGTGTGGATCACCGGCGCTCCCCTGGGATGACCCACCACGACTGAGGAGAGCCTGCGGTACGCGAGTGTTCGCCCTCAACGCCTACAAGCCGCATTCCGCCGCCATCGATTGCTCGCAGCCAGCAGTGATCCAGATGGAAAACGCAATGCTCATCCAGAGCGGTCGGCCCATGAAGCATGTAGGCTTGGGAATGGGGGGCGCGCTCCTCGGGCGTTCTTGACCTCATTCGCAGCCACCCGTGCATTGCACTAACCTTGACCTGGTGAACAGGGAGGCGAGCGCCATCGCGATAGAGAAGGTAGACAGTGCACCACATGTCGCAACTGTACGCGCATACAGTATCATCTTGTCAACAAGACACGCGCTATCACAGCAAAAAAAAAGACGCTCCAAGGTAGTTCACCAAGCGAGCGCCGTTAGATATCTAATTAATCCGTTAGAAGATGGTCCCAAAACGTACTTCACGTTTTAGCCTCTAACTCGTTATCAGAAAAAGAAAAATTCTGGAGCGGGCGATGGGAATCGAACCCACGCTATCTGCTTGGGAAGCAGAAGTTCTGCCATTGAACTACGCCCGCATGAGGTCGCCTGCCAACGCCTTGCACGTCGACTGAACCAGCGCCGCAAGTATAGGACATCCACGGCATCCGCTACAGGAAGTTGCATTCGGGCCGCGTCAGATGGCCGGCCGTGCCACATGGATGCGGTCGCGGCCCGACTGCTTGGCTTCGTAGAGCAGGGCGTCGGCATGCGCCAGCGCGGCGGCAAGCTGATCGAGGCCGGCGATGGGAGCGATGCCGAAGCTGATGGTCAGGCGTTGGCTGCTGGGCAACAGGTTCTTTTCTTCGCTCAGCTGGGCGCGGATTCGCTGGGCGATGGCTTCGGCTCCCGCCAAGTCCGTGCGCAGCAGGAGCACGAACTCCTCGCCGCCAAAGCGCGCCACCAGGTCGTCGCTGCGCACCTGCTGGGTCAGCGCACCGGCCACGGTCTGCAACACGCGGTCGCCATAGGCATGGCCCCAGCGGTCGTTGATATCCTTGAAATGGTCGATATCCCCCACCAGCAGCGTCCACGGCCCGCGTCGGCGGTCGCGCAGCCGCGGTTCGGCGGCTTCGCGGAAGGCGCGGCGGTTGAGCAGGTTGGTCAGCGGGTCGACGTTGCGCTCGGCACGCAGCGCACTCATCGCATCGCGCACGGTGACCGCCAGCAGCAGCACCGCAAACAGCAGCACGAACAGCAAGGTGATGCCGAGCATCATCATCCAGTAGAAGCCGAAGGCGCTGTCGCCTTCCTTCATGCGGCCGAGGGCCAGCGACAGCAGCGGGCGGATGCTGGTGTTGATGGCAAAGAGCACATAGGACCAGTACATGCTTCGCTCGAGCCAGCCGGCAGCGGGCCCGCGCCGCAGTATGGCTGGCGCGGGAAGCAATTGCAGCAGGCCCAGTCCGGCATTGAGCCAATACAGCCGGGTCCAGACATCGGGCTCGACCTGGCTGTAGTAATACATCGCGCCCAGAACGACTGACGCGATGGCCGCGCCCAGCAGGGGCCGGGCCGACACCCCGTAATACCCGGCGATGCCACGTGCAAAGCTCCAGGCGCCCAACAAATACATGACGCCCGTGACCAGTGCCCAGCGGTGCAGTTCCTCGGGCGGCATCAGGGTCTGCCAGCCCAGTGCCAGGCCGACCAGCGCATAGCTTGTCGCCACCCAGGGCAGATAGTGGTGGCGGCGCTGCATCAGCCAGCCGCCCAGCAGCGTGCCGCCCAGCAGCAGCATGCAGGCTGGAATGATCAGCAAGAAGAGGCGGTCGACAAGAAAGGACACGGGGAAATACAGGCTCAGGGGGCGGAGACGCGAAGTGAGCGACCACGCCGGACGCTTGGGAGGCCATTGCGCGCGGTTCGCGGATGCGCATTCTGGCAGCGACTGTCATCCTGATGGTTCCCGGATGACCTACCGCAGCGTAGGTATTCCTTCATTTGCATCATGCCAGTAAGCGGATGGTTGCGGCAATTTTCGCATCGACGCGTTTAAGGAGTTGACGATGCACCAACACCTCTGCCGCTGTGCCTCGGCGGCGCAACCCCTAGAATTCCGGCTGGTGGCGCAGCATGTATTGGTCCTGGGAGCGGCGTGAGCGATTATTTTTCCGCGGTGCGCGCGGCTTTTTCGGCGGATGGTCTGATTGCGCGGGCGCAGCCGTATTTCCGCCTGCGCGCGGGGCAGACCGAGATGGCGATGGCGGTTGCCGAGACCATCGACCACGGCGGCGTGCTGGTGGTCGAGGCGGGCACCGGCGTGGGCAAGACCTATTCCTATCTGGTGCCCGCGCTGCTCAGCGGACAGCGTGTGTTGATCTCCACCGCCACCAAGGCCTTGCAGGACCAGCTGTTCTCGCGCGACCTGCCCAGCCTCACGCGCATGCTGGGCCTGCCGCTGCGCATGGCCCAGCTCAAGGGCCGCCCCAGCTACCTGTGCCAGCACCATCTCGCGCAGGCACGCCAGGGACGCGGTGCGCCACGCGACCCGCAACTGCTGCGCACATTGGCCCAGGTCGAGGAGTGGGCGAAGCTGACACGCACCGGCGATCTGGCGGAGCTGTCGTCGGTGGGCGAGGATTCGCCGGTCTGGCCGCTGGTCACCTCGACGCGCGACAACTGCCTTGGCAGCGCCTGCCCGCAGTTCGAGCCCTGCCACCTCAACGTCGCGCGCCGCGCCGCGCTCGATGCCGATGTGGTGGTGGTCAACCACCATCTGTTCTTTGCCGACCTGGAGGTGCGCGAGTCGGGCGTCGCGCAGTTGCTGCCATCCGTTGGCGTGGTGGTGTTCGACGAAGCGCACCAGCTCAACGAGACCGGCATCCAGTTTGCGGGCACGCTGATCGGCACGGCGCAGCTGCAGGGCTATGCGCGCGATTTCCTCGCGCAGGCGCTAGAACACGCGCGCGGCATGGGCGACTGGATGCAGCTGAGCGCCGATCTCGAGCGCTGCGTGCGCGACCTGCGCCTTGCCGCCGGGCGTTCGGCCGCGGGCACGCGCCTGCGCTGGCTGGGCAGGGTGCCCGATGGGCTCGATGCGCTGGCCTGGCGCGGCGCGTTCTCGGCGCTGGGCCAGGCCTTGCATGCGGCGCTGGTGGCACTGGGCAATGTCGAGGAAATGGCGGCCGAGCTGCGCCAGCTGTATGCGCGCGGCGAAGCGCTGCTGGGCCGGCTGGCGCTGTTCGGCAAGACCAGCAGCGACGACTGCGTGCGCTGGCTCGATATCGGCAGCCGGCATCTGCGCATGATCGAATCGCCGCTGAGCATTGCGCGCATCGTGCGCACGCGGCTGCTGCAGGAGGACGAGACCGGGGGCGAGGCCCCCGTCGATGCCTCTCGGCGTCCCGGCGCCTGGATCTTCACCTCGGCCACGCTGGGCGACGATGACGATCTGAGCTGGTTCACCGAACCCTGTGGCTTGCGCGATGCGCGCGTGCTGCGCGTGGACAGCCCGTTCGACTATGCACAGCAGGCCGCGGTCTACGTGCCCCAGGAATTTCCCGTCCCCGGCACGCCGGCCCACAGCGCCGAGGTCGCGGCGCTGGTGCAGCGTTCGGCCGAAGTGCTGGGCGGGCGCACGCTGGTGCTGACCACGACCACCAAGGCACTGCAAGCCATCGGCGCGGCGCTGCAGGCGCAGTTCGGGTTGTTCTCGGATCTGGAGGTGCTGGTGCAGGGCCAGGCGCCCAAACAGGTGTTGCTCGAACGCTTTCGCGCGGGCCGGCAGGGCGGCG